CCGAATCCCTGGACTTATGTACGTGGCCAGGATGTGAACACGGTTCAGATCTTCCAGCGTACCGTGAGCGTATCCTACGCGAAACAGTCCGTCACCGGTCAAATCACCGCCGACGGGACCACCGGCCTTGTCGATGGTAACAACGCTCAGCCCGTCCAGAATGAGAAGGACTTCCAGATCAGCGCCCACATGCGCCAGATCGCCGTGAATGCCGACTACACATTCTTGAACGGTGCTTACCAGCAGGCCACCAGCGCTGCCGTAGCAGCCAAGAGCCGTGGTATCATCACGGCGTGTTCCAGCAACACCGTGAATGCCGCCAGCGCCGCCCTGAGCAAGGACCTGATCGACCAGCTCCTGCGGACCATGGCCGGCAACGGTGCCGAGTTCGTCAACCCCGTCATCTTCGTCAACGCGCTCAACAAACAGCGGCTGTCCACGATCTATGGTTACGCGCCGACCGACCGCAACGTCGGTGGTGTGAACATCAATACCATCGAAACCGACTTCGCAATCCTGGGAGTTGTGTGGGCACCCCATGTCCCGGCCGGTACCCTGCTGATTGCCGACATGGCCTTTGTGGCACCCGTGTTCCTGCCGGTGCCCGAAAAGGGCGTCCTGTTCTATGAGGAACTGTCCAAGACCGGTGCCAGCGAACGTGGTCAGATCTACGGTCAGATGGGACTTGACTACGGTCCCGAGGAGTACCACGGCACCATCACCAGCTTGGCCACCACGTAAGAACGGTCTTTGCTGGATTGACAAAGGTTCTGGACAACTTCAATAACAGGAGGAAGACGTTATGTCCAAAGTTGATGACAGAAACAGCATGGAGAACAACCCTGGCGTTCCTCCGTTTATGAGACGGTGGGCCAAGGAGGTTAACCTTGCTCGCGCCAACAAGAGCGGTGGATGGTACACCACTACCACCACGACCACAACTACTACCACCACGGCTTAATCGTGGTGGTGCTACAGAGGTAGTTGGCCGTTGTGGTTCAACTTCTCTACAACTTAGGAGGAAAACCAAATGGCTAAAACTAAAAAATGGAGGTTCTACCGTTCGAACCTCGAAACCATCGTCTGGGATCCCAGGGCAAGTCGTCCTTTGGCCGACTTTTCCGAAGGTCATTTCATCACCGAAAGGGAGGACGTTCGTGATAGACTCATAGAGTTGGGCTATCCCGAGGTCGCACTGGATGCCGAAGTTCCGCCGGACATCATGTTCGGCAAAGGTATCATCCTTGAAGGTGACGTTAAGATCATGCCACGCGCCGTGAATGAAGCGGCTGCCCTCAACAAGGAGATGGCCCAAGCGGCGGCAGCAAAAGCAACCGAATCCGACGGTGATGACGGGGATGACGGTGCGTCTCCCGTACCGGCAAGGGTGAAGAAAAAGAAGTCCAAGTCCACAACGACCAAGAAGAAAAAGGTCAAGAAGTCGGACAAGGACGAAAAACCGGCCAAGAAGAAGAAGGCCAAGAAAAAGACGTCTACCAAGAAGAAAAAAAAGGTCGACGACTAAGTAAAGGCGGGTTACCATGGCAATAAGCGTGTATACGACCGATGAAGATCTCGTAGCCATTCGACCTGACATCCTCAGTCTTGGCGGCCAGAACTTTGTGGACTGGTCTGCCAAGCATGAGGAGGCCTTCAAACTCATCAACCGTGTTCTCATCGGAAGGTGGTATAAGGAGGCCGCGGCAGATAGGGGCTTCGACTATCGGACGACGCCATTCGATCCTGATAAACTTCAGGCTGCCGACGTAACAACCCTGTCTGCTTACAAGACGTTGGAGCTCATCTATATCTACTTGATGACCAACACTCCCAAGGAAAGTGGGTTCGAACGTCAGGCTACACTGTTCAGAAATCTGTACAACGAGGAGCTCCGCAACGTGCTCGCAATCGGCGTCTCCTATGACTGGGATGACAGCGACACTTTCACAGACGCCGAGGTTTACGATAGAGTGCCGAGGAGATTGACCCGTGTCTGAAAACGTATCAATCATAGGTTTAAAAGACATCCTACGGAAGTTCGGTTTGCTCAGCCGCAAACTTGAGAACCGTGCTTTGATGGGTGAGGTCGGTGAATACGTAATAGCAAAGATACAGTCCAGAACACAGGACGGTGTCGATGCAGACGAAACGCCTTTTAAACCATACTCACCCAAATACGCACTGTTCAGAACCGAGAACAACCGAGATGCCGACCCGGTGAACTTGACCTGGTTTGGCACGATGATGTCCTCAATGACCTACGATGCAGACCGGGACAAGGTTACGATCTTTTTTCAGAATATCGATGCACCCAACCCACCGAAAGGTGAGGGGTCAACACCGGTACCAGTGAAGGCTTACTTCTTGAATCAGGAGCGTAGGTTCTTTGCTATGGCCGATGAGGACGTAGAGTTCATCGGTAGGATGTTCCGTAAATATCTTAACAACCTAACGAGGAAGAAATAATGGCAGCTTCGGACACTAAACGTGACCAGATAATCGAAGCGGTGAAAGCCGAACTACAGGCAATGCCGGACATAGCACACGTTGTCCGTCGACTCCCGTCCTACAGTGATCTGGAGTCGTTTGCTTCGACGCAGTTCCCTGCCGTTGCAATCGTAGGTAGACTGCCGGTTCCGACAGAGCACATAACGTCGAGGGCCTGCCATGTTGACCATGTTGTATCTGAGTTGAAGGTCGACCTATATTGCTACTTCCAAGACAACAAAACACCGGACAGCACCATCTCCTTCTTGCTAAATCAGTTGTGGGCGGCGCTGTACAGTGACCAGACTAAAGGAGGACTGGTAATAACTACTCGGTTGAAACCCCGTGAGCGTTTGGAAGTGTGGGCACGATACGGGGCGTTTGGTTTGACAGTTATAACTCGTTACCAACATACACCAGGAGGTATCTAACATGCCGTTCAGCCATAGCGTTGACAACTACGCAATCGGCAAAGGGATCCTTTGGATTGCAGCGTGGAGCGGGACAACCCCTCCCACGGATCCCGGTGACTTTGAGGACATCGGAAATGCTCCCAGCATCGAGGTCGAACCCTCGGTAGAGCGCTTGCCGCACTACTCCTCGAGAACCGGTCTGCGATTGAAGGACAAGAATCCGATCATCCAGTCGGAATACGCAATCAACTTCGAGCTTGATGAGCCGGCGGCCGCGCAAATGAATCTGTTTCTCATGGGCACCTTGTCCGGCACCAATGTGATCCAAGCATTGGAAGCGGCGAACATCGAGTACGCACTGAAGTTCGTATCCGACAACCCGTTTGGTCCCAACCAGACCTGGAAGTTCCACAAGGTCTCCCTGGCACCGAACGGACCGGTCCAACTGATCGGTGAAGAGTACATGACCATGTCGTTTGCGGGTGAAGGTTTGGCCGACACTGCCAACAATGCCGACAGCCCGTATATGACAGTAACGTATGTGACCACCACGACTACTACCACTGTGTAGTCCGGCGGTTGACATAAAGGAGGAAAACTTGAGACGGACATCCACAGTAAAAATCGACGATGACGAATACACCGTTAAAGAACTAACGGTACGGGAAATAGTAACTCTGTTTTCCAATCAACAGTTCAATAACGGAGGATCTCCCGACGATCAAAAGAACAAACCCATACTGAGCCCGGAGTTGTTTGGCATTGGTCCGTTCCTCGATCATCTGTTGGAACTGGCCATTGCCGAGAAACCGAAGAAGGAGGACTTGCAAAAATACGCACCCTCCGAACTCAAAATTTTGTACGATGCTTTCAAGGACGTAAATAGCCATTTTTTCGAAGTAGCCCAGAAGATGAAACTGGGCCAACTACTGGATCAGATAATGACAGAAGTGTCAAAGAGCTTTACCGACTCGGCTGTCGCCTTGTCGAAAGTGGGAATGTCCACGCTTTCGACGTAGGCTATTCTTTCTTTACGGAAACCTTGAACGCGCACCTTCGTAACAGACTTCGGGATCAACAGGACTTGGCCGAAGCGGTCCGGTATGGACAGGCGGAAGCGAAGCACTTTAAAAAATTCATGAAGCGAAGGACGTAATATCATGGCGGAAGAGAATCTCGACATTGTAGTAAGGTTACGAAACCTTGCAGGCCGTCAACTCGCCAACTTGAACAAGGGGTTTGGTTTACTCGGTAAGACGGTCAGTGGGTTGGGACGAGTGTTCGGTTCGTTCCAAGCACAACTCGCTGGCCTTCTTACCGGTGCCGCCTTGGTTGGGTTCAGTAAGAACGTTGTCGATGTCTTTGCAGACTTCGATGATACGTTGAGAGCGGCCGCTGCCGTCATGGGTGCGACGACAGAGCAATTC